CGCGTATCTCCTCCCGCTTCGAAGGCAGCAGCGCCAGCGGTACGTCGAAGAACAGAGACGCGGCCCGTGAGTAACGCAAAAGAAAAGAGGCCTCTCGAAAACTAATTCCGAGGGCCTCACAACGTCTCTATTTAAAGAGGGGCCACGAGTTCTAAGCGCTTATTCGATTTACCTAAATTGCAGTCTAAGCAGGCCGTGACCAAGTTGTCAATACAAGTCTCGCCCCCCGCGCTCCGCGGCACCACGTGATCGACATGCAAGATTGCCCCATCGTCGGCGCCTACTCCACAGTAGCGGCAGCGAAATGCATCGCGTAAGAAAACATCGAAACGCAGGCCCGAGGCCACTTCAGCACGGCGGCGCGCCGCTTGCTTCGTATACGCGCGCCAACGCTCCTCCATCAGCGTCACTATCTCATCGATACCCGGTCCATAGACCGCCGAGCGCCGCACTTTAATCGACCCAGGGGCTTCTGCTGTGATTACGTTTGGAGCCTTACACCGCTTGCAGGGCAGCTGGATCCGGCCCGCCACGAGTCCGACAGACGCAAACAGGAAGCGCCCACACCTCCAACATCCATGCCTCAGCGAGCCATGTTGATCGGCGTCGGGCTGGGGCCTTTCCTGGCTAAGATTGTACGCAGAGCACCACTGACAGCGGCCCAGGCCATCCATAACACCTTTACACCGCCAGCAGCGCAACTCCTCGGGCTCCCCCATCAACCCTCCCCGTCCTGGTCGTCTCCGCCGCCGCCAATGGCGCCGCCTTCATCGTCCTTATCGCTCTGCACTGTCACAGGCAACCGTCCGGTGTGCGCGATTGGCGGCAAGCCAACGACCTCCAGCACGGCGTCCGGCTCGTAGCCCGCGCGCACCAGCTGCCCCACCGCCTCGCTCTGGATCTTGATTTCGGACAGCTCCCGCTGCCGCCGCGTCGTCATGTTCAGCGGGAACAGCAGCTGGTCGCCGTCCTCCTCTGGCGGCAGGTCCAGGTCCTTGCGTCCTTCGTTCGGCACGATGAACGAACCCTTGACGCCCTTGTCGATGGCCTCGTACTGCTGCAGGATGTTTCCCTTCAGCAGGCCGCCCATGTCGAACTTCGCGTAGCGGTCGGTCAGCTCCCGCACCAGCAGCGCATCGTCTATCGCCTGCTCGAAGCGCGTCACGTGCGCCTGCAGCCCGAACGACACCCAGCCCTTCGTCAGCTCGATAAGGCCGGTCCCCCAGCTCGTCGCGCCTTCGGCGTCGCCCAGCAGGTGCGGCGGGATACCCAGCAACGTGGCCGCCTGCCGGTCCGAGTACCGGCGCGACTCCAGCAGCTGCGCGTCCTGAGGGTTCACGCTCACCTGCTGGAACTTTGCACCGTGGCCCAGCACCGCGATCTTCAACCGGTTCCCCAACCCGGAATGGTCGCGCTGCCACTGCTTCTGCAGCGCCTCCGCCTGCGCGGGCGTCAGCACCTGGTCTGAGCTCAGGACGCCCGGCGGTGTCGACCCCTGGCTGTAGAACCGCGCCGCGTACTCCTGCGCCGACAGCCCCAGGCCCAGCGCTTCCGTCGCAACCCGCACCGGGTTGATACCCCGCAACGTGTCGCGCCCGAAGTTCGGCACGTGGATGATCTCGCCGCCGTCTTTGTAGTCGACCATCGGCAGCTCGTTGTCCAGCTCGTAGATCTTGCGGCGGTCGCGTGTTCGTCCCACGCGCACCCGCCATGGCTCGATCGGCCAGATGCCCCAGTCGTCGCCCTCGGTCGCCACGCCGCCGTTTTCGTTCTTCACCACGAACAGGAAGGCGTCGCCCATCACCTCGTGCCCGATGACAAGCTCCCAGAATGTCTGCTTCGTCATCTCCGGGTTCGGGCGCCGCCACAGGTAAGACGTTTCCTCGGTCTTGATTTGCTTCCGTGTCCCGTTGGCTTGCTCCTCGAAGACGTGGATAGGCTGCGCCGCCGTCGACGCGATCAGCTGCACGCCGCGGTAAAACGGCACCAGGCCCAGCGCCTTCTCATCCGTCACCGTCGGCCCGGCCGTCGACGTCCGCGACCCCCAGTCCGACCACCCCGGCTGCGCCTTCGTCGCCGGGTTCTCGCCCGACGTCCTCACCCGCCTCGTAAAGCTATCCAGCACCATCGCCTACCTCCTTATCCGCGTCCTCCGCCGGCCCCGTCGCCATGAACGACGCCGCCAGCGTCACCGCCAAACCAGCCACACCCAACATAAACAAACCGAGCAAGGGTTTCCATAACGCCACCGCCGCCACCATGCAGCCCACGAAGAACACGCCCGCCAGGTCCCGCCCCGCCGGCGAAGCCAGAACCGCCCGCAGCCACCGCGCCGCCCCATCCACCAGCTCCTGCTCCCTCACGCGTCCTCCTCCCCCTCGTCCTCGTCTCCCCCCAGGAAGATCTGCGGGCCTTGGTTTCGCTCTGGCGGCGGAAGCGACAGCAGGTACGCCGCCATCTCCAGCGTGATCGCCGCGTCTATCTCCCGGCGGTCCGTCCCCGTCGGCCGGTCTAGCCGTTGGCCCGCGCCCGACCGTGCCCAGCGCGCCGTCGAGTTCGCGACGTGCCGGCTCAACACCTGGTCGCCGTCATGCTCGAATCTTCCGTCCTTCAGCAGCTCGAATAGTTGGTTGAACCCCTTCACCATGCGCACATCGGACTGGGGTATCTCCACAAAAGGCAACCCTTCGCCCTTCAGGTCGTCCGCAAACTGCGACAGATACGCCGGGTCGAACCCGATCGCCTCCTCCTGCAGAGGCTCGAAGACCTGCTCACAGCACACGCACGCGCCATCTTTCGACCACGTCTCACGGCCACGCGTCCCGAAGTGCAGCGCCTGCAAATGCCCGCGCACCTCGTCGTAAGGGATGCTCCAGTCCTCCTGGGGCGAACCCGTCCGCGGGTCGATCGGGCGCTCCCACGCTCGCAACTTCACCCGCACATGCATCAGGCCGTCCTCGTCTTTGCGTCCTTCCGCCCACAGCACCGCCGTCGAGTCGTAGCGACGCGACCCGTCGATTACCACCACACGGCGGCGTTCGGATTGTGCCCTGATCGCATACGGCCGCGACGCCCGGTAGGAGTCCCACGGCGACGGCAGCCAGCTCTCCTGCGTCTCCGTCCACTGGTTCAGCCGGTAGCGCCGCGCCACTGCCTCAGTCATCTCTGGATCGCCGAGGTCCTCCAAGTAACGCTCGTAGTCGACCGTGTAGCCGGCCGCCGGGTTCGCGCCGTACCACGCCTCTTTGGAGCGGTAGTCGAGTCTTTCGCTCTTCTTCTTTTCGTACGGCCCCTTGCCGGCCCACTCGCCCGCCGCCAGCTCCGGTGACTCGTACCACACAAAGAAGAACGCTGGGTCCAGGGAGGGCTTCTCCGCCACGCGCTGACCGTGCTGGTAAATACGCCACGCCAGCGACTGCCTGTCCCATCCCGCCGTCGTGATCATCACCAGGAGCGGCTGCGCACGCAGCGCGCCGCCCTGGGACAGCACCGTGTAGGTTTGGATGTTCTTCGCCGTGCGCCACTCGTGGATCTCATCCAGCGCACGGAAGTACAAGTTCGGCCCGTCCAGGTTGCCGCCGGCGGATGCCAGGCGACGGCACCGCCCGCCGTTGTCCTTCGACTGCACCTCTCGTTCGAAGCGCTCCGTCTTGGCCTTCAGGTTGAACGGGTCAGCCCCCAGCTTGGCGCCGTCGCCGCCTTCGCACGTCGCCTTGAGAGCTTCGAACACCAGGTCCGCCTGGTCGTCGCCAGCGGCGGCGCACACGTTGACGGGCGAAGGTTCCGTGTCGGCGACCGTGTGATAAGCCGAAAGCCACCCCAACATGGTCGTCTTGTTGTTCTTCTTCGGCACGCCGATGAGCGCCCGCCTGTATATGCGCAGCCCGTCATCCCGCAGCATGTAGAGCTGCAGAATGATCTCGTCCCAGAAGGGCATAAGCTCCGCCGGCTGACCCGCCTTCGGCCCCTCCGGGAACACGCAATAGTTCCGGATGAACGTCAGGACCAGGTGCCCCTCGGTGTAGAACCCGGCCCGGTGTATCTGGCGATGCGCGGGCCAGACACCCGCCCCGTCGCACTGGTGCCAGATGGCAGTCCCTGCCCGCATGCGCCGCTCCAGCGATGTCCCCTCGTCGGCCAGCTCCCCGAACATCTGCTGACCAACCACCCGGCGCTCGTCTACGCAATCACGGCAAAGCCGCCGCCGGCCGGAGAATGCAGCCTCGGGCCGGTAGCGACCGCACCCGCCGCGCGCTGGGTCACAGCGCCGCACACCCATAGTCGCCAGCGTCACGGCTTCCTCCTGCCCTGGAACGCTCGGCGCACCTTGTCGCTCTCCTGCGTCTCCCCTTTGCTGATGCGGCTCAGGCGTTCATTCCAACTTGCCGCGTCACTCTGCTGCCTGATCAGGTCGATGCCGAGACGCGCCCGGTCGCGCGGCGTCAGTCCCAGCACCTCCCAGTAGCGCCGTATCTCGTCCTGCAGATCCTTCCGAGCGCGCCACAGCGGGTTCAAGGTCACCTGATCCATGCTCCCGGACGTCAGGTAGCCCGTTTCATCGATCGTCTGCTCCACGACCACGAGCCTGTTCTCCGCCAGCACCCACTTATCGACGATGGCCCGGTCCACCCCCTCGAGCGCGTCCAGCGCCCTCACCAGCTGCGACTCCCAAAACCGCGACCACAGGAGAAGCGGGCCCGGGAGAAGCTCCGTCCCGTCTGGCATCCGGGGCGCCTCCGGCACATGGATCCTCTCCACGACCGCGCCGCCGGACACCGCCGCGACCTGCGGCTCATAGTGCCCAACCTTTTTCTCTGGATCCTTCCGAGGCCGACCCGTCCTAACCAAAAGAGAAAGCCTCCGCAAAAAACGCGCCGGACTTTCGTCCGGAAGAAAAAGATGGGCGCCAGCGCCAGCCGTGTTTGCGGCCTCTCGGACTTTTTACCCGCCCCCACGTCATCGCCGCGCTTCTTTCACTCGCTGACGCGTCTCGCGCCCCGTCTTGGCGTTGTGACAGCGTCGGCAGTACGCACGCCATCTGTTGCGGTCCCAGAAGGCCGCTGGGTCGCCCCTGTGGGGTGGTTCATGGTCGGTGATGGCCGCTACCCGTCCGCAGGCAGTTATGCATAGCTTGTTGGCCACGAAGGCCTTGCTTTCTCGCTTCCACTCCGCGGTTGAGTACAGCTCGGTGGTGCGCGTCGCAGTGGCGAAGGGCCGCCGGTCGTGCTCGGGGCAATAGCTCCCCGTCGTTAGCTGGCCGCAGGTTAAACACGGTCGCTGCATCAGCGCACCAGCCTGATGGCGCCACGCTCGAGCGCCTTGTGCAGCCCCCGCTCGACGACGTGCACTTCGACGCTGGCCAGCTCAAGGTCACGTCGCACCGCCAGCGTCAGCTTGGCCACGTCGAACGCCCTGCAGCTGCTCAGGTCGACCTGGACGAAG